TCAAACCTGTCCAGCAGGCTGATACTTCGTCAGGACGGTGTGCAGCCCCAGCTCCCGCGCCCTGGCCAGTAAGTACCGGTAGCGGCACAAAAGCGCCTGCCGCTCGTAAATGCGCTGCTCGATCAGGTCTGTATCCACCTCCAGATCAAACATCATCTCATTGCGCCGCAGGCAGAACAGACATTCCTTCAGCTCTTCTTCCAGTTCTGGGTGATAGCGTTCGTGCTCGGTATCCCGCGGGATGCGGCTCGAAAGCAAAGTTTGGGTGTTCTGGGCATGGGTTCGTTCCAGCATAGGCCGTCCTCCTCTTCTTTGTGTATCTTGAAGGTTTGTACATTTTAGTATATGAAGAGACCGGTGCAGAATATGCCAGTTTATGGTAAAGCAGAAACTTCTCCGCTGGTGCGCGCATTTTAAAAAAGTTTGCAATTTTTTCAAAATCACGCTTGACAAGTATCACTTTTCCGCGTATAATAGCACACGTTGAGCGGCTCACACTGCGAAACGCAATCGAATATTGGGGATTTGCATAGTGGTAGTGCGGTAGACTCTGACTCTACTTGTGGGAGTTCGATTCTCTCATCCCCAACCAAAAGAGAACTAGGCGAACACAGTACAATCGAGATGGTTGGTTCGGTGTTCGTCTTGTTTTGTTCCCTACCGAAAATAAGAAAGTAAGTAAAAAAGACCCAAACCTCATTTCATGCGAGGTTTGGGTCTTTTTTGTTTTATTTCCTGTTAGATTTTTCCGAAATACGGAAAAACTTGCCGGAATAGAGGGTTTCTTGCCAAAATGCAGACAAGCCGACCATGAATCGGCTAAAATCAGCAACAAAGGAGACCAAAGGCTATGATTAGGATTTTGCTGTCTACCCGCCTCGGCGAAAGACGGATGACACAGAGCGAACTTGCACGTGCAACAGGGATTCGCTCCCAGACCATCAATGAGCTGTACCACGATTTTGCAGAGCGAGTCAGCCTGGATGATCTCGACCTCATTTGCGAAGCCCTTGACTGCGAACTGGATGACCTCATCGTGAGAGAACCCAACCCGGAGCGTAGGGTCAAAGAGGTGCGGCACATCCCTCAGACCGTGAACAAGTCTCGCAAGAAATAACCTCTCCTGCCCGGATGCGTCAAGCGTCCGGGCTTTTTTCGTCTTCATCATTGCGCAGCTGGATGGTCTGCCCGTCCGGCATGATGATTGCAACCTTGCCGCCGCACAGTTCCGCCGCCTTGATAAGGTCATCTGCCGACCAGCGGTTCATGCGCACCTTGTTGCTCATTGCCTGCTTGCTGCTCATACCGAGGACTTCGGCCAGATCTGCTTGCTTCTTCCCTGTCATGGAAAGCAGCCCCTTGATGATGTCCGACACTGTCATGTGTTCATCCACTCCTTTCATGTATAGGGTACACCAAAATCAATTACTTGTCAACCTCTTTTATTTCAAAGTAAATCAAAAAAGTTTATCAAAACTATTGACAAGTAAACCGAAAAGGTGTACAATGTAGATGTAAGGCAGAGAGCGAAAGCCCCTTACAGAAAGGAGTGAGGTGAATGGAAGACATGAACGTAACCAAGGCGTTGCTCAACGCAATCCTCGAACTCATCGAGAAATGCGACACGCTGGAAGAGCTCCGTGAGAGCGTCAAGAAGATTATGGAAGAGTAAAAAAAGAAGACCAGCCACCGTCCAAAGCAACTGATCTTCAACACCGAACCAACGGCGAGCCGGGAGCCTTACCCCGGCCGCCCTCTATTTTATCAGAGTAAGGCCAGAAAGACAAGAGGGTAACACAATGAAGTACATCGATATCAACCGCAAGTTCACCGAGACTGTCAGCAGCTACATCGCACAGGGCTATATCATCAACACCGCTTCGATGTCCGGCAGTCAGGGCGAGATCGCTCACATCGACCTGACCGACGGTAAGCAGATTGTCCGCGTTCTGCTGGACAGCTTCACCGAATGGGAAGATTACAATCAGCTGGAAGGTCTGAAGCTCGTGGTCGGCATCGCCGCTGACAACGTCAAGCCCAACGATAACCAGCGCCGGGATGTCATCTGGAACAACCGGTTGGAGGTCATCTCTTGCGAGAAGTTCTACAAGCTGAGCAGCAACCGCGACGATTCCGTGTTCTACGGAACGCGAGAGGAGGCCACCGCAGCCGATGAAAAGCGCTTCGAGCGCTACTGCCGCCGTGACTGCCGCATCAAGAAGCACCTTTCCGAAAAGGCTTCTCCGCTGGTCAAGGAATTCGTTCGCCGGAAGTTCGGCCTGAAGCGTGTCGTGGTGAGCAACATCCAGATCACCAAGCAGAGCGGCGTGTATACCGTCACCTACAACCAGCACAGCACCCAGCTGCACTGAGGAGGGCAAAACAATGAAAAAGGTAATCTTTACTTACGATTCCAAGGACATGAAGCACGGTCAGAACGGCGAAATCGGCGAGGCCAGTGCCTCTATTCTGGTGGAAGACGAGCGGGCAAAAGAAATCCACGCCGCATTCAATGAGGATCGTGCGGACCATACCGCCTACTTCATCCGTGAGCGAGCAATCGGTTTCTGCTGGAGCTGCGAACATCTGCGTGGCCGTGGCTACATCGAGGGCAGCCTCAAGACCGTGGAAGTCAAGGAGGTCTAAGACATGAAACTCTACAAATACACTGGCACCATTTCCGAGGTTTCCTTCCGCAACAGAACGGCTTGCGATATCAAGCTGTACGATATGAACGACCGCGACAAGGCTCCCACCCGGCTGGAGGTTTTCGGCGCCCTCGGAAAATACATCTTGGATATCGAGGGCACCGATGCAGAAGAGCGGTACATCCCGAACGTTTTCTACTTTGATGACAACCTGTACCTGTGGCGCATTGAGATTCCCGGCGGTGAGGTTGGCCGCCCGGCGAAAATCATCACCCAGAGCCCGGACAACATCGACCAGTTGGAAATCTTCGGCCAGCAGGACTATATCCAGACCAGCAAGCCGGAATCCATGTCCTGCAAGGAAATTTACCGCTGGGCCGATTGGGAACGCCAGAACATGAAGTAAGGAGGTTGTGACCATGTTCAGCATTACTGATAACGAGAGGCTGCGTGATGCGTACGCACTCCTGATGTTCATGCAGAGCGATGTTCCGGCCTCTGCCGAAAAGAAGGCAGCCGTGAAAAACATGGCGGTAACCATTAAGAGGGAGATTCGGAATTACAATAACCGCCCCGCCCCTGATGTGCATATCATCTGTGCCGACTATGACGGCCGCCTGGAGCTTGTTCAGCTGCCTGATGAATTGGACAAGGCGCACAAGGCGGATGCCGCCGACTGGTTCCGCGGCAACTGCTATCTGGAAGCTTACAACAGCCCCTATGACTGCACAGGGCAGGAGTTCACGAATTGGTTCTATCTGTTCCGGCGGCGCGGTCACTGGTTTGCATATCACTCGGTTAGCCGAGATGTTTAAGGAGGAAGTACAATGACGGACGAAAAAGCTATTGAGAAGATGGTCTATGACCAGCAGCAGGGCTGGCCGCTGTGCCCCCGCTGCGGCGAGAGGATGCCGGACAAGCTGACCCACGGAGCACTGAGCCGCCACGCCAAGGGCGTGTACATCTGTGAGGCTTGCGGAACCGATGAAGCCCTCCGGGACTGGACCGGGAACGTCAAACCGCTGTCCAACTGGGTGCTGGTTCGCGTATACAATGGAGATCTTCGGAGGTAATCGATATGGAAGAAATGCTCCTGTCACTGAATGGACCGTGGTCAAACGCAGCCTGCATCGGCTACTGTGTCATAGCGATGCGCAACGCCGGTTTGAGTGAGAGAACACAGCGCAAAGTCCTTGATGAACTGACCCGGTGTTTCGACGACGTGAGTGTTGAAGACGCTGCACAGATGAAGTTCTAA